GGGGTCGTCCAGAGAATCTATTCTCTGGAATGATACTGGACATCAAGCCGTTCAGTGACCTTGCTTGCGAGGTTCCCATCCTATTCCTTGAGAAAGAGTAGGTAAGCTTCACTCCGTTTGACGGGAGTGTTACGAACCCTTCTAACCAAAGGGTTAATAGTCAGGGTGCTCGGCACCGAGTAATCGGGAGAGCGCACCAGGGCAGCCTTAGACGTTGCCGCCTACACTTACCCCAGTGTGGGACATACCAACTGGAGAGCACTCATGCAAACAAAATCTCAGAAAACTCTAAAAGTTTTCCGAGGTCGTCGGGGAGCCACTTTATTCAAAGGATTCAACCTTTTCATAGAGAAGTTCCTCGGGGTCGACACGAATGTTCTAATTGGCACTTGGCTGGAAATTTACTCTCATTTCTTAAAGAATGAGGGAAAAGTTTCAGCGATACGGAGAATGAAAGATTACTACAACTACTGCTTGCGCTTTAGTTGCGGTATCAAAACAGACCCCATATCATTTACAAGATGTGACTCCCAAGGCTTCCCAACTAAGTTGAGAAGTTTTAAGAAGCACATTCTTGGAAATCAAGAGTCCTGTAGGGCGGTATTAACAATTCTCCAACTGTATAAGTTAGAGATAGTTAAACCACCATATACTCTCACGAGTATTACGGAGCCTTACGGCGGCCAAGAAGAACCTGAATGGTTAGATGATTTCCGAAAAGTTGTGGAATTGTCATTCGACAATGACACGACTTCAAGAATTTCATCTTTACATCCAGGGTTCCATATTAGTGGATCCAATGGACCAAATGGTCCATCTCTAGGTACGGCCTATGTTGACCGTGAGGCCATCAGAGGTTCGAACCTAGAATCCTCAATAAAGAACTTATGTTCAATATTGAAAATGGATTCGCTAAATGGGCTCTTAGACGCCTCGCAAAATCACGACGAGGTAATTAGTCATAAGTCGAAAAGAGACCCAGCTCACAGCCGGATTCGTATTAAATACGAGCCAGGAGGTAAGACTAGGCCCTTTGCAATTTATGACTTCTTCTCACAGAGTGCTCTAAAGCCAATCCATGATTTCTCAATGAACTGGCTGAAGAAGCAAGAAACCGATTCATCTTCAGAACACTCCAAAGCGGCAAATGTCGTCAAGGAGTGGACTAAGGATGATAAAGTTTCCCTTTGGTCTTATGACCTTACGTCTGCAACGGATCGATTCCCTGTATTTCTACAGGAAATTGTTCTAGAGCAGATGTTTGGTCGTCAGATCAAAGATCTGTGGAAGGATATTATCCTCAACAGGACCTTCACAGGTCCTGATGGTCAGATGGTGAGGTGGTCGGTAGGACAACCACTGGGAGCATTAAGCTCCTGGGCTGTCTTCTCGATAACCCATCATATGATCATTAAGACTGCATCCTTTAGGTCGGGGAAACCTGATTTTAAGGAATACAGAATTATTGGTGATGATATCGTTATCCGTCGAGATAAAACCATCGCCAGAGAGTACAAAAGTATGTTAGATTCACTAAATGTTGATATTTCTATCAACAAGAGTGTTCTTCCTGAGCAATGCTCAAGAGGAAATACTGCAGAAATAGCCAAAAGGTTATTCTGTAATGGAATCGAATACACTCCTGTACCCCCTGCAGCAATCCTCGAAGGGCTCGAGAATCCTACTGGATTTAAGAACCTTATCGAGAAGAGCTGGGAGCGAGGTTACATACGAGCTGGAAGTCCATATCCCGTCCAATCTCTCAATCTTTCAAAGATTGAGTGGGCCTCATTAACGTTCCCGTTTCGGAACCGATCCCCCCAACTTAACGGGGTAAGATCTCTGTTCTCGAGGTGGGACCCTTTTGATGATGCTCCAGCTGGGTTAAATCCCGGTTGGTTCATCTGGAGTGCAACTTCAGATGAAATCATCGAAAAGGCTTCAAGAAGATTTCTCTTCGAGAAGGTTAATAAAGCAGTGGCAGAATCAAATCGTATCCAACAACAAGTACTTCTTGCGAGGTACATGAAGTCGGAACGTGATGATCTACCACAGGGTGGCAATTGGCAACCCGGACCATTCGACTGTCATCCCGAGATTCTTACTGAGGTATTCTCGGAGCTTCAAGAAATACTTATGAAGAACCAATCCAAGTTATGGGACAACAACTATCTCCTAGGAGACGTTGTTGACCTATATACCTATATTGGATCTCTTCACAAGTATCTTGAACCGAGAATCCTCCTATCAGGAAGAGACAAAGTCATAGACGAGAAAAGAAAGACTCTTATCTTCGTTAGTTCAATGGTCAGATATATCAGCTCGATTGTTGTTAATAATCGATATGATATTCTGGACACTGAACCAGAAGTAGAGAGTTTCCCTCTCGAAGATGATTTTGGTTTCGCCCTGGTAGACTCTTTCGAATAGCTTAAATCTAGAGATTAAAGCCGGTGTCCCCATGGAGAAACATGCCTGTTTCTCC